CAAGGCGTACCTGTTTTTGTTTGGTAATACATAATTTCCTTATTTTATTTTTATGTTTATTGAACTTCTCTTCGTTGGTATTAATTCCAACTCAAATGCCTCTGTGGACACGAGAACCTCAGCAACAAGGTTTCAAGAATAAATATAAGGGTAATTTGTTTTATTATCAATAATAAAGTTAAAATGTTTTGATAAAGTCATCAACTTTATTGTGCAAAAACAACTTTATCAATATAAAGTATTAGTAATTCCAATTATCATCATCATTATCCGAGAAATGATGATGTTCATTTTTATGGTGTTTTTCTTTATGTTTTTCTTCCCCAATATGAAAACCAACATCTTTTAGAAATTTACCAATTTTTGTGTTTTTTAATAATTTTGAAAAAAATCCCATAATTTAATTTTTTAGATTGTTATTCTCCAAACTAGTTTGGCTTTATAATTGTAAATATGTAAAAATATTTTTTGTATCGTTTTGGATATCCATTTGTTATTATAAACCCATTTTAATTTTTTAACCAAATCTTTTTGAGAGGTTGGACGACATTTTAAAAAATCCGGCATCCACTCAATATCTTCACCTGCAATTATTGGAACATTTGCGGCAACAAAATCCGCTGTAACAATATTGAATGACTCAGTAAACGATACCTGAACCCCCATATCCATTTCTGATACCGTGCTTAAAAAATCTTTATGGTGGTACCACTTATGTTCAACCAATTCGTGTCGGTTATTTTCAAATAGTGAGCGTAAATTTTTAACAACATTTTCACCGGATTGTTCTACCCTTGATGTATTTACGTGGAATCTAAGGGTTTTATTTTTAAGTTCCGCGAACTCAATACACGCTAACGCTTGGTGAAAAGTATTTTTCATAGGTCGTATAGCTCCAAAACAACCTATGTTAATGATTTTATCATTATTATTTAATTTTGACTTATCTTCAAAGTCTTCAAATTTATAGATATTAGGTAAATAGATGTATTCACCTAAAGGTAATGCAAAACGTAATTGTTCGGTTAATTCGGTTGTGTTTGGTGCTATCAAGACATTGTTAATTAACCCATATTCATATATCCATTTTAAAGCAACACCTTCATTTGCCAAGAATGGTGCTTTTGAATGAATCCTAATTATCCATTTTCTTTTTTTATGTCTTGGAATATTAACTAACTCATTAAGTTTTAATGGAGATACCCATAACGCTTCTAACACAACAATATCCGGGTCAAACTCTGTAACAACTTTATCAACACCATTTCCATCAGTAACGGAAACTAATTTAGCATCCATAAATTTTGATAAATAATCAACAACGAATTTTGCTGAATTATATAATCCTGAAGTTATCCCGTACTCAATTTTTACACGGTCACAAGTGATGAATAATATTTTTTTTGACATTTTTATTGTTTATTAATAAATATCAAAATATAACCTTATGTGTGAATTTTTTTTAAATAAAAAACCCCCAAGTTTCCTTGGAGGTATATTCTGATAAACGTAGGGTTACCGGGTACCTACACTGATTAACGACAATCAGACCACCGTTCACCACCTGTAAGGGCCTAACGACTGATATTGTAACTTGCTTACACTCAAATATCGATTGTTGTCCCGTTGGGAGTCGAACCCAATTCTCCTGATTATGAGTCAAGTGCTTCTACCACATAAGCTACGGGACGAAATTTAGGTTTTGATGTTAAAAACACCCTACACGACTTTAACCTAAAAAGTACACTGAGTAATTTGAAACCCCCAGCGGTTTTTATTGATTACTGATGGTGAGGTACATACCTACCAAATTTATCAACCCTCACAGAGAGTTTCTCCAATCGGAATTTCCATTCCTTAAACCTAGACAAACCTGATTTTAATCTTGCTTGTCTCATTGCAGATTCTTCTGCCTTCTCACGTCCGTCTTCCGTAGTTTCTACGAAAAACGTGGGAGCCTGAACACCGTATCTCACGGGAACTACTCTCCAAATTCTCAATTTCTGAGTCATAATCCTTATTGCTAACAATAAGGGACTATGAGGAGTTTGGGTCTTGGTTTTTCATACTAATTTAATTTCTATATCCAATTATATTTACAAATGTTTGTGTTGAATGAGCCGGTCTATTCCACATCTGTCCTTCCTTCCACGTATACCTTTTAGACACTAATTCTTGTGGGAGAAACTTACCGTTAAAATCAATGTTCTTAACTGTTCCGTTTTCACACATTACTTTAAGATATCCCGTTTCCGGAATTTTATTCAAGTCAAAACACCAATTTTCTTTTTTATCAAGAATATTTGTTAAAATGTAAATCTTAACTTTTGATTGAATCGCTCTATTACCTTGTCGATTACAATAACCCCAATAATCATAGTGGTCTGAAGATTCATCTTTACAGAGGTCAGTAACATCCTTACCCCAAACGTGATATTCTTTTCTGTTAGGTCCGTAGATTACCATATGTAATCCTTTTCCGGGTACATAATTTTGTCTCCCGTAAACCCAAACATCATCTCCAATATTTACTTTTTTGAGACCTTTATGTAAAGAACCATTTTTTTGTCTAATTTTTCTCATACCGGTAATATAATCATTAAATAATAAATATCAAACATATGGTGGTCTATCACCTCAACATTTTCATTGGTACTGTTTTATGTGTGCCTCACGTGATTACTAATGTCACTGTCGCTTTAATGTTTGAATATTTTGTATCATTTCCATAATCCCATAATTTCTACACCACTTTCTAACCGCATTATCACTAACATTGTAATGACGACCAACGGATGTGAATGTTTTATATTTTTCAAAAATTTCCAATAATTCAGGAACTTTCGGGATTGTGTTATTTATTCTTTTTGCTTCGTAATAACATTCAATGGAACAATATTTTTTACTTTTTCCGGTATATTCTCCGTTACAAGTTAAACATTGTTTAATTTCTTGTTTTTTTATTTGTTTTGTTTCATCATCACTCTTATTTATAACATATTTAAGTGTGGTGTTGACCCATTCTTCAGTTGGTTCTGTTTTTTTTGTTTTAATATTTCTACCTCTATAATTATCAGTCATAGAATGACAATTTGGACATAAAATTTGTAAATTATGTAATTGATTATCATTTGAATCCCCGTTGATGTGATGTAATTCCAAACCAATTGGATTTCCCATCCATTCTGATAAATTACAACACTCACACTTAGAAGTTTTTAATCCTTCATCAATCAATCTTTTTTTCAATTTACTACTACCATATACAGACCCCTTTACTAATATTTCATTCAAAGGTATTGGTAATATAACTTTTCTATATCTTTCACCAGTATTCCACCCTTTACCGGTAAAGTGTGATATATCAATATCAAATTCAATTATTTTGTTTTGTATCGTTTTATAATTACCACCCGCAGCAATAATACCTAAATTTTTACATACTTGTGATATTGATAACGATTTTTTAACTACATCCTCAAGTTCTTCTTTTGTGTGTCTATATTTCATAATATCCTTTTATTATAAAAATCTCGAACCTACACAAAGTTTAAGTTTTTTATAAAAAAATTTACGATTACCATTTAGTACCCGGAGAGGGAGTCGAACCCTCACGTCAATGGACACGGAGGCTTAAACTCCGCGTGGCTACCGTTACACCATCCGGGCAATTTTCCACCAATGAGATTAGTTTGGTGTGGATATTTCCGGTTTTTCGTATTGAAATACCCTACGCGTCTTACCGCTTAAAAAGTCAACCATTACTAGGAGGTGAGTTGGTAATCTCCCTATTAACCCTAAGACCCCCTCTGTAAAACCGTTTGAGGCGTCAGCTACACCATTGTTTAAGAAACGATGCCAAATCTATTGAGTATCTCACTCTCAATTGTAGTCAGGACAGGATTCGAACCTGCGTATCCTCGTATGAGTTCGTCATACCGTGCATCTCCAATGTGCTACCCGACCATATAGGACACGGGTTCGGTTTCCCCATATGTGCCCATACTTTTAGTAGTTGTGTTATTTTAAGGGAAGTAACCCGGTACCCACCGAAGAACCCGTATTTTTTGTCCGCACAAAAATTTGTAAAAAGGCCGTATTATCGTTTGGTTTATTTCACCCGTCCGAGTTCAACATTTTACATCCAAGAACCCATACCCTCATACGGAGAGAACGAAAGGAGATGACCTGAAGTCAGGACGGGACTCGAACCCGTGACCTTTCGGCAGTTTCCCACCGAACGAAGTACCAACTCTTCCACCTGACCTACCGGAAAAACTGATGAACACGTTATTCATCTTCGGTTTGAGTTAACCTTGACCATTCTTCCATTTTTTTTGAGAGATTTCCCCAATAAGTATTGTCTATCTCGTCCTAAACCGAACCATCCTTTCTTTTAAGGGTAAGAAACTTCTAACTACCTATTTGTCCCCACTGATTTTTCTTAACTACAAAAAACAGACTCACAAACTGAACCCCCAAAAAACGACTCGTGGATAGAGTAGGATTCGAACCTACAATAGTACCATACTTTTTCACCTGCCGGCTACTTCGAGGACTCGAACCTCATCTCCCGGCGCCCCGGACGCTTTACCATTTACCATCTACCCATTTTTCTTCGACAAAGATAAAATAATCATTTTAATTAATCAAAACTTTTTTATCTTTTTTTGAGCCGGTGATTGGATTCGAACCAACGTGACCTTTCAGTTCCTGATTACAAATCAGGTGCAATCAACCTCTATGCGACACCGGCCTGTCGCAGAGCATTTTTTTTAAGTAGAAGTCAGCTCTGTCTCTTAAACTACTGATAACCAACAGGACTCGAACCTGTATGGATATAACACTTCTTGCTATGTTTTCTCCGGCGGTTTCCGTCCGTGAGCAAGAGATTGAGAAGTTCACTCCCAACCAATCATATTGGACTAGACCCCCGTGTATACCTGTTTCACCATAGTTATCATTTTATTCGTACTGGTGTGGTTTCGGCCGAAACTCGGATTTGTACTTCATCCACAGGACTACCTGTCACCAATTTCTTTAACATCATCACTTCGGCCACATTGGGAGAACCGCAGTTCCCACGTTGTTTAAGGAGGTAGTTGGCGGCGTATCACACCGAGTTATGATAATGTATTTTGTACCTCCGGTGGGAGTCGAACCCACAAAATCTTCTGAGCCTAAATCAGACGGCTTTTCCAGTTTGCCCACGGAGGCGTTTGATAGGACTTTCACCTATCCGTTTTTCAATTACTTCGTCTCAACAATATTATAAGTTCCTTGAACAATTCCGAAACTTGAATCCTCGTGGAATTTGTAAGTTTCTGCAACGTCACCTTCTCTCATTGGTCTTGTGATGGTCCAAAGATGGTCTTCTTTCCAAGTTACATTTACCAATTTTTCACCCTGAGGTAAATTGATTGTTCCGGTTCCACCAAAACTTTTCACTCTTTGATTCTCCGTACAAGATGCCAAAGATACTAATAATATCAAACTTAAAACAATTTTTTTCATAAAAAATAACAAATAAAATTAAAAATTTTGTGATTCCGGAGGGATTCGAACCCCCAACCCTCAGATTAGAAATCTGATATTCTATCCGGTTGAACTACGGAACCAATTAAAATACTGCTGTGGAGCATCACCACAATCCACTTTAAGTTTTTCCCCACTTGGGTTGGCCGACCCGGGTTATTCCCTTCTATCTCTCCCTACGATTCGCTGCAGTTACGTAGTATCCTGAGATGTGTGATAACAGGTGCTGATTAACCTATTTCCGTCGTATTTTTTTGAGCGGATATTCGGATTCGAACCGAAACTTCAGACTTGGAAGGCCCACGTGCTAGCCGTTAAACACCATACCCGCAAATAAAATAGTTTGACCAAATTTTTCACCATTGCGGTCTAAAGGAGCTATGACATCATCTCCATATCCGTTACGGGTAGCTACTCCCGAGAGGACGACCGGTGCGCCGTTGTCTTTCATTATACTTTCACCAACCTATGTGTTAAAGGGTTCCGGCAGTCTCCCCGAAGGTTACTTCATATAATTACTTTTTCACTATTTTGAGCGACTTACGGGACTCGAACCCGTACCTCAACCTTGGAAGGGTCATATGCTAGCCATTGAACACCAAAGTCGCAAATAAAACAGATTTCGCTGCGGCGATTATCAATCTTTACGATTAAATTGAAAGAGTTATGTCGTATCATAACCCTACACCCAAATCTATTTTGAGCGAGTACCCGGAATTGAACCGGAATCTCCATCGTGGCAGGATGATGTAATACCATTATACCATACTCGCAGTTAAGATGAATTTCGGACTTGTGTACCGAATGAGACCCTTTAATTAAATCACTAATCCCGGATGTGGTCTATTCATCTATTTTTTTATTATAATTTGGATTGTAAAATCCCAATCTCTTTTTCTAACCTCTTTCTGTCTAAATCGGTTAGTGGAACTTTAACGTCCCTTGTTCCTTTTTGGGTTTTTACACCACTTTTTAATTGATGTTGTAACATCTCCAAAGCTCTCGCTTGTCTCGACTTTTGTTGAACTGTCGCCATACGTTGGTTTTTAGATTAATAATTAGTTGCGTCGCCCAAGAATCGAACTTGGTTTGTGTAGCTTATGAGACTACCCCCGATACCAACCGGTCCCGCCCGCCATTTTTGTTTTTTGATAGTTAATAAGGACTCGAACCTTAAACTTACCCCCTTTTTCACTTGCCCTTTATCCCTATTGTGTGCTACTAACACTATCGTCGTTCAATACTCCAAGTTACTCGAGCGGGTCGTGCCGCCTACACTCTAACCACTTTACGGTTTCGAACCCGTCCAAGATAGGTTAATTACTCCTATTTTATTTTTCATAGTATTTTTTCCATTTCCTAATGGTGTTATCACTAACCCCATATTTTTTTCCACAACCTCTATACCCCAAAGAATTGATTTCATCGATTAGTTGAAAGTAATTTGGTCTCTCAACTTTACGTTGTTTAATTTGAGAACATTTAACACAAGTGTCATTTCTCCCAAAAGTTGGGTTACCACATTTACATTTACTAATTTCTTTATCTTTGTGTTTCACATTTTTACCCCCGTGAGTAGGTAGAGTTGCATTACAATTAGGACAAACAATTCTTAAATTTTCAATTCTATTATCATTATTTACCCCATTTATGTGGTCTAAAATTAAACTAATTTTATTACCCATCCAATTTTCATCTTGACCACAAATTTCACAACATCTATTCTTTAATCCTTCTTTATAAAGTCTCTCTTTCAAAGTAGTTGTACTTAAATATAATGAATTTTCAACTAAAATATCAACTAACTCGGTTTTTTTCTTACCTTTACCACCGGATGATGTTAATCTAAAATGATTTGTCGGAATTTCAAATAAATTAATATATTTTTTAACGGTTTGTCTATTACCATAAAATGGTTGTAAACCTAATTTTTTTGTTACTTCCGAATAATTGTTAGATGAATTAACTATCTTTTCTAAAATTTCTTTCGAATATCTCATAATATGTCTTTTATTATAAATATCTCGAACTCCCAAAAAGTGACAGAAATTTATATTTTTTTTTGCGGTACCGGAGGGGGTCGAACCCTCTATTTTACAGGAGTGACAGTCCAGTTCCTCTCCGCGAGGCCCACGGTACCAATTTTTCAATCCAAAGGTGACCATCCTATAACAATTGAATGAGAAAGAACCGTGTTTCCCGGGTAGTGACTTCCCGTGTCCTGTCTTCCTGTTTGTTTGACAAAGGTAAGAAATAGTTTTTAATTAACCAACAACTTTTTCAATTATTTTTTTAACTAATTGTACATCCGCTCTTCCTTGGAATTTCTTGTTGAATGCTCCCATCGTTTTACCGATTAGAACTTGTGGATTTGTTGTTACGTCCATCTCAACAATTAATTTACGAACTTCAGATTCAATTTCGTCCTCCGTCATTTGTTTTGGAAGATATTTCTCAATAACTTCCAACTCAGATTTCTCTGATTCCACCAAATCCATTCTTCCGGCCTTGGTAAATTCTTGAATTGATTGATTACGAGTTTTTGCAATTGATACAATTACTTTTAACGCCTCATCATCCGTCAATTCACTTTTCTTGATTTTTTCAGCGTCAGATAATTTAGATTTCAAATTACCCAAAGCCATTTTACCAATTGTGTCCTTTTCTTTGAAAGCCGTCACAAAGTCAGCGTTCACTTTTTTTACTAAACTCATCTTCTTTAATTTTTAGTGGACACAGTGGGAATCGAACCCAAACAATCTGATTGCAAATCAGTTGACCTGCCGTCGGCATCTGGCCCATATTTTAGGTCTCTGTACTCAAAACCCCTTGGTAGGGAACTAGTTGCGTGCCTGCGTCCCGGGAATCGAACCCGGATAATCTGTCAGAGTACCACCTCAGTTCTGCAAAGACCATAACATATTCTCAACTATGAATTCTGATAGTCAAAGGAATGTTACCAAACCTAAAGTACTGCGTACGGGGTTCGAACCCGTGCCTTATCATAGAAAGTGATACGTGTTAACCTCTTCACTAACGCAGCGTGTATATTACCAATATGTCAAATAACGTGTTTTTCTAAATCCGGTACAAAGATATAAAATCTTTTTTAAACCACCAAATTATTTTTCATCTTTTTTTTCTAAATCTTTTTCATCAGTTTCTGACTCAAGATTTTCTACGGTTTTTAACCCGTATGATACACCTAAAATAGGTGAGTATTCCATAACTAACTCTTGGTTAGTCTCTATCGTTTTATTGTCCGACATAATACTTACATTTTTATTTCGATACAAAGGTACGACTTATTTTTAAACTGCCAAATTTTTTAACAAAAAAATTCAAAAAAAAAATCCATCTTTTTTACGAGATGGATTTGAATTGTTGATTTTCAGTTATGTAACAATACATCATACCATCTCCGACCGAGTTGTATCTCTACCCTCCGCTCCTGTTAATAATAGTATTGTATTTAATGTTTGCATTTTCTGTGTTATTATAATTTTCTAATAAATATACACTAATTTATAAAAGTGTCAAGTTTTTTGAAAAAAAAAAATTAATTTATTTTTTTTCGTATTACCGAATCCATATATTTTACTATGGTTTCTTTCGCCTTATCTAACTTTTTAAGTAAGTTAAAAACTCTAAGTTCTTCTTGATGGAATGATTCCACTTCTTCCGGTGTTAAAAAATAGACGGTTTGTGGCCACCATTCTCGTCTATACTTTCTTAATCCGAAATTTTCCAAATTATCAATATTATCATTAAATGTGTATCGATATCTACCTTTTTCTCTTTGAGATTTAACAATTTCATCCGTAATGAATTTATCATCCATTACTCTATTTTCCAAATCTTCGGTTATTATTACATTCTTCATATTATTTCTTTTGTAAAATAAGGACTATGGTGTTAAATAACGCTTCCGGGATTGGGATGTTATCAACATCCTCTTTTTTTATTTTTTTCTCCCAATTATACCAATAGTTACCACCTCTTTTTTTAATTAATTCGTGTAAATAAAATCTAACTAATCTTGATTGGATAAGAACATTCAAAATATTCAATTCTGATGGAAATGGCATATGTTCCGGATTCCAATGTTCTCTTGATAGTTGTTTAGTTAAGAAATTTTTAATTGAACCTACATTATATTTTAACCCAAATTGTTTTAAATCTTTAAGTTTTGGATTTTGGTCTAACATAGACATAATATTATCTTCCTTAGATTGACGTTCGTCTGAGTGTTGTTCAAGAATATTTCTTTTTTCTTCTTCAGAAATAATAAATTTTTTCATTTGTGATTTTTAATATAAATATTCTAACAAATCGAATTCGTTGATAGGTAAAGTTGTTTTTGGACTTGAATTGAAAAGATTTCCCTAATAATAAGAGGAAAACGATAAGTTCTTCGAGGTATTGTGATTTTATTCATATTAATATTGATAATAAAAAAAGTTTAACAACCCCGCCCTCGGGTCGTAGCGGGCAACAATGAGTGTTTATTATTTATATTTATAGTTAATAAATTTATCTGATTTCAACCTACGATTAATAGTAGTAGGATGAATATTTAGTTTTTGACCAGCATCAACCAATGTTCTATATTCAATTTCGTCAATAAAAAACGGCTTGTTATGGTCTCTCAATTGACCTTTTTTTGATTTGGACATCATAACTTTTGTTTCATCAGAAAGAGGTTTTCCTTTAAGAGCCTTTGATATATTTTGTTTATGTTCATTAGTCTTAACGTGTTTTGATAGTGATTCAACTCTTTTTCTAATATGTTCTTCAGATTGTGACTTACCTTTCCAAAAATTATTCTCAGTAAGAGTTTTTGATATTTTACTACGAACCTGTTGTGACATTACTTGTTTCTGTTCGGATGTTGCAGTTAGTTTACAATTCAATCCTTTTTTTCCCATTACTTGAAATTGTTCTTGCCAATACCTCTCACGGGTATTAAGGTCTTCAAAACTACATTCTTCTAATACCTCATATATGTGAGAATATGGTGTATGTTTTTTTAACGAGTTATATAATCTTACTTGACTCTTACAATGTGAGAGTCCTTGATATTGTCTAAATCTTTTTTCAACATCAATACTTTGCCCGATATAAACTCTACCCACAGGACTTGTTATTTTATAAATTCCTATCATATTAAATAAAAAAGGAGAAGTTAGAATAAACCCTCTGCGACAAGGTGTTCTTCTAAAATCTCCGTAATATTTTTATTGAGTGGTCGCAGTACTCTTATATAATATAAATATCAATTTGTTATGGAATTTTATATTTATTTATGAAAAATTTAACATCTTTGTCGCACTCTGGTTTGTAATGGGGCTACTTGAGAATTACTTCTTGTGGGAATGATTAGGACTTCGTCGTGTTCGTCACCTAATGCTCTACGCCGTATCTTCCTTTGAACTTAATCGATTACAATTGGCGAGGTTTACCACTTTCAACACGCTATCCTATATCATACGTTGGTTATAGGCAACCATCAAGATGTTAAACTTTTTATTTATTTTCACCGTATTTTTACGGTGATTATTGCCGGTATTCACCGTATCGATAAACTTTTGTGGGTAACAGGGGATTCGCACCGAGAGCCTTGACATATCTTTTTTTCGCGAAATATTACAATATGTTGTACTCCAATTAACCTTATTCTATGACACCATTCTCACCGGAATGGCCCGATTCTCTACACCGGAAAGGTTACCCAATTAAAAAAACAGACAGAATGATTTTCCGATATTCTCATCTTGGGGGATAATGGATATCACGTCCTTATCTACCCTCGGCGGTCTCTTGGTTTGGTTGATTACTCCAAACCTCACATCCATATTACCACTGACGCAAGTTATATATCTGTTTTTTATTTCTTCGGGAGAGACCCCCAAGGAACCATAACGGTCAATAACCCTTGGCTCGCTCTCCGTCTTCTGTGGTTAGGACAGGATTCGAACCTGTAACATCCTCTTAATCTATAATACCGACGTGTCTACCAATTGCACCACCTAACCATTTAACATAAACCTTATTGGTCCCCTGCCGGGCGACCCCCCTACTTTTTCACACAATCCGGATGCCTCCGAATCTAATTTTCTCTATTACCCCTATTAGGAAACGCGTTTTCCGTTCGGTAGTTCAAGCCCATTTTCGTGGGTATAAGAATTATGTTATTTATTTTTCGACATTTGGGAATTATAAAACTTTAATATCATATCCCCAAATCTGTTAATTAATTTTTCTGCTTTAACTTCCAACTCCTCAGATGGAACGTGTAACGACATTAAAGTTGATATCACAACATCATTAACAAATTCTTCACCATTTCTAAAATTTATTGGTTTATATAAACCCATATATTTTAATAGTCGTCGATATAACAAAATATTAGTATCGTCCATTTCATCATTCGGTATGGTCGGATTATATCTACTTTCTAATAACATATTAGATTTTTCGATATGTCTAATTTTTGAAAAACTTCTATTCATAATTTTATTTTATTTATAAATATTATGAATTTTTGTTGAGGCCAGGGAGGGTATCGAACCCCCTCCGTAAGTTTTGCAGACTTACCGGCCGCCTCGACCAACCTGACCATTAAAAAACCCCCGGACTGACCTCTTCATCCTTGTCTGTACGTGTTATCCGGCCGTGATTACGTAGCGGGGGTTTTAATACAAAAAAACACATCCACCAAGATTGGGATACATCATTTACACGGTGTAGGGACATACCTTCCTGTTATAACGTATAGTATCATACTCAACAAACATAACACTTCTTGGGAGTGTTGTAATCTACTAGTGCTTTATTAGGCACGAAAGCTGGCGTTTAACCATTTCATTACTTGTTCGTTTTTCTATGTGTTTTTAATTTTTACTAAATGTCACACTTTCGGAATAATATCCGTTTGACTCTCCGTACCATCTGATGGTAACGTATCCTTTAATTGTTGCTAGTTTATAAAAAGTCCAAGTAAATGAATCTTGATACTCTTTCGTTGGAACACCTTCCGGATTTTCATCACAATTAACAACCTCTTCAGCCATTAATATTGGTGAATCTAATAAATCATCCAAATCTCCGATTATATCCTCAACATAAACATTTTCACAACAACTTTGTTCGTGATACATACTAAATCTATCACCATCATCACAAGTGAATTGTATATAGTCGTGTTCAGACTTAATGTGTGTTATTGTTTTTCCTAATATTTCTTCAAATTTACATTCCATCTTAATATCCTATTTCGTCTTTAATTTTTCTTTGTTCCTCAAAATCTACTCGTTCGATTCTTTCAACCGGAACAAATCCGTCCAATCTTTTTTCTTTAACATCCTCAAAATGTTCTATGGTATCCAAACGATACCCGAACTTATATCGGATGTATTGGAACTTTTCTCCGTCCCAAAACGCCATATAATTGTTTCTACAGAAACCCTTATACCACCCAATCACCATTTCATTCTTTGGTATCATACTAATTGTCTTTTATTCATTTCCTTCACAATAAACCTAAATTGAATTCTTTGAGGTCCACCCGAATTATTTGAAGTCGATTCATATAAAACCCTTAATTCAAGATTAGAATATCCTTGGACTTTATTACAAAGTTCTTTTGCGGAAATACCCCAAAATTTATTAAATAACCAACTCGTATTAGATTTCATTTGTTTTAAATTTTTGACAAAGATAATACTTTAGTCTGTAATTCCAAATGTTAATCCTCGATTATACCAACCACTTCCGGATAGACAATATTTAACACCATCTTTTGTGTATGTGTACCAAAAATCCCAATCCCAACCATTTGAATCAAAATCACCTTGTTTGAATCCTGATTCTAATATTATCTTTGCAGCCACATCAGGTGACATTAGCGTTGAGGTTGTAAATTCTTTTATCTCCCCATTTAATATTTTGGTTAATTGTTCTTTGAATTCTTCCATTTTTATTATGTTTTAATTTCGACAAAGATAATACAAATTATCTGACTATCCAAAAAATTTAATAAATTTTTTTTACTGTAGTTTTAATAACACTGTCACATTCTTTATCAGATACTGTTAACAAACTATCTAATGTATTAACGTCTATCTCGTTAGTCTTATGTTTGATTAAATATTCTCTAATGTGAATACTATAATTTAACGAGGAGTAGGAACCAACACTTTGTAAGAGTTCAATTTTATCTCTCATATTGTTGGACTTAAAATCACAACTAACGAACAATATTGATAACGTTAGTAATATTAATATTTTTTTCATTTCACTTCAAGATTTTAATCTTTATACCAAAGTATTTCAGATGTTATTTTTTTCTTTTTACTTTTAAATGGACCATAATCTTGTTCAACCCATCTTAACAATATATCATATAGTTGTTTATAAGCAAGTTCTTTCCCCTTATTAGACATTTTCCATCTCCAACTATCGTCACTATCTTATAGTATTGTAACAGGTCCTTCAACGAAATCACCATATAAGTAAGTCCCATTTGGATAATGAGTGATTAAATATCGTCTTCTAATCTGTTTTAATAACTTTACTTTCATAAATTTATTCTTTGTTTTCCAAATATTTTCTTGCTTCACCACACATCTTTTCCAAGACCGATAAGGATTCCAAATTCTTAAACAATATTGTTAAGATTTCTTGATTTTCTTCTTCTGTAACGTCATCACCAATTTCTTTTGGTTCCGATAAATACCCTATAGTAATAAGAGGTAATTTAATAACGGATTCAACAGCCATTCCGAAAGACAATCTACCATCCCCGGCAACAATAACTTTTTCTAATTTTTTTTGTGACATAATTTTAATTTTCTTCTAATATTGTTAGTTTTTTTTGAATAAAGAATTTTTGATTCTTATTTGAACGGTAAAAATGACCTTTAAATATACATTTATGATTTTTAACATCCAAAAAGTTAAATCCTTTTGGAGTCACTTGAATAAATCTATGACCGGTTGTGGTAAGACGATGACCATTCTTCAAATTAACACTAATTGTGTAAGTCTTACCTAATTCTAAATTTCTGAAATATCCTTTCATAATTTTTAATTTTCGGTTTCTAATCTATTGATAACATCTTTAATATTGATATATGAGGTAATAATTACCGGTAATCCAAGAAGAGCGTTACAGAAATCAAACATATATCGATACGTTGAAAACACACTACCAACCGTGACATTATTAAACATCACATAATAAGTTAATAACGCAGTTACACTACCATACACAATTGCCTGAATCCATATTGAGAATTTTGCGTCCAATCCGGACATTTTAAGTGAGAGTTTTTGACCTCGTCTTAACAAATTATTTATTGATGAGATGTTTCTCGTTCCAATAACATCAGTTTGTTCTTCAGATAAATCATTATATTGACTAGTGATATTTGCAATCTTCGGAGAATAATATGCCGTCACACCCAAAATTAAAATGGTTGTTATAACTAAAAATCCAACAATTGTCAAACTCACCATTGATAAGAAATAAATAGCACCAACAATACCAATAATTGTCTGTAATACAACCAACATATCTCGTTCAAAAAACTGAACGATGTAGTGCATCAACGTTAATCTACCATTAACCTTTGTTGTTTCAACACCATTCTCAATTTGATTGTGAGTTTCATTTGATGCGAATCGTCTATAAATCCCGGAGAATACTTTGGTATCATAAATTCTACTGATATATCCGAAAAACATAATCGCCACAAATGTCGCAATTAAATACCAAATATACGAATAGTCTTTCGCGATTAAGTGGTCAATCGAATTACCTAAAATTTTTGGGTACATAACCATCAATACTGAATTGATTGCGAATAACGAATAAGAAAACAATATTGATTTCCAATTCTCCTGAAACATTAATTTTAATTTATCCATATCTCTTAATTTTTGACAAAGATATGGATAAATTTTAAACTACCAAAACTTTTTTTAAAATAATAAATATGGTTCCCATTCTTCCGGAATGTAATGAACCTGTCTCATCAACATTAAATAATGTGGTCGTCTAGGTTGAGGAATTTCTTTTCCGTATTCTTCCAAAGTCAAATTGGACTTCTCACTGTTACATCTTCTACAAGCGGTAACCAAGTTATCCCAAGTGTCTTTACCTCCCTTAGATTGGGGTATTACGTGGTCCAAAGTTAGGGTTTTACGATTGTCACACCCACAATAAACACAAGTGTACCCATCTCTTCGATAAACATTTTCTCTTGATAAAGGAACTTTTTGAATCGGTTGATTCACATACTTAAAAACCCTGATAATTGATGGTTTTTTAATATCCAATTCAGGGTTAATTAATTTGAATGATTCCGGATGTTCGGCAATGACATCAGCATTACCCTTATAACTTATTACAAAAGCCCTATCAGTATTTATAATAGACCTTGGTATAAAACTTGAATCCAAAACCAATGTTTTTCCGTACTTACTCACGACTTTTGATTTTTAATTAAACATTCTTTTTATTTGTTCCCCCGACAGGTAACGCTCCTGTCCTCACTGGTTAAAAGCCAATTGCCCACACTTGTCTGCTACGGGGGATTGTTGTCGGTACGGATGGAATCGAACCATCGACCACTGAAGTATCAGTTCAGCACTCTACCGCTGAGTTACGTACCGTGGCAAAATTATTTGGATGACTCTCATCCGGGAGTATAAACTTTACTAAACCTCACCATACGCTAATTTTGTAAACCCTCACGTATTTTGAACCTCGTCTAGATGGTAGGATTCGAACCTACGAGTTCTCTTGCTCCCAAAGCAAGCGGGGTACCGGGCTCCCCAACATCTAGTTTTTTCTAATTCTACGCTTTGGTCAAATAGCCCTTCTATGAATTAGTAACGGTCTTCTATCGTCAGGGTGGAGAGGGTCGAACTCTCCGCCTCCTGCCTCCAATGCAGGCTTCTCACCCCGAGAATACACCCTGTATTTAATTAGTTGAGTTTATAACATCTTTATCCTACTAAGGCAAGGACTCCATTTGGGGTTCCGTTAATCGATGTCTCATTTATACCCTTTGACGGAACAAGCGAGGGAACTAATTATTCTTTAATGACTTAATCACATCGTCAAATTTACCTGAACGATAATCCTCTCTCATTTGACGTAATCTCTCGTCTCTTTTTTCTATACTCTTTTTTATTTTTTCAATTTTTTCAGGACTTGGATTTGAATCTATTGTATAAACCACACCCATTCTATCCAATTCTTTAATAAATTCTTTTGTCTCAAATACCTTCATAACTTCATTTTTTTATAATTCTACCTAACCACCAACCATTAGGTATTACACTTCCTTTGTTTATTTTTTTATTATCAACACCATTAGTTACCCAACAAGTACCAAATTGAGAGTTTGTTACTCCGGAACCTTGTCCTTTGGATGAATCGGACATTTTCTTTTTAGATTCTTCTGAATGTGTTTTACCTAACCAACTATAATTTTCTAAATTATTATATTTTTTATTATTATGACTATTAACTAAACCATTCTTTAATTTAGACACCCAATTTTTTTTGAATATATTATCGTTTTTTAATTTTTCATTAAGTTTTTTATTTGCACAAATTGAACGATGTCTTTGTTGTTCTTCACTAATAAACCCACCTTGACCTCCAGGTTTCAAATTCATACACAAAACATCTTCTAACAAAATATTATTAACAATTTCCGATTCTCGAATAACTAATTCTTCTCTTGTCGATAAAAATTCCAAAATTTCTTTTGTATGGTTTTCTTTACCATATTTTCTAATAGAATGTCGTAATCTTTTACCACTACCCAAATAACCATCTTCTAAATTGGTAGTACTGTGCATTCCGATATAATATCTCTTTGTAACATCACACGTTGTTTTGTATATGTAATGTATATGAGGTTTTTTTCTTCCCATTTTACCCTTTTACTATAAATATCACAATCTTTTGTAAAAGTACAAAAATGTTTATGGTGGAGAACAAGGGAATCGAACCCTCACCGGTTTTACCCGGAACATCTTAGCAGGATGCCACTACAAACCAATATTAGACTATTCTCCATTTTAGCGCGGATGGTAGAAATCGAATCTACTCGAACATAAGATTTGGAGTCTTACCGGCTACCTCAGCCTCACCCGCATAAATTGATAGGACATCGCTTAACCTATCGTGACGGGCACCCTGTCACTTAACCCGTGTTACCGGGACGATTTTTTTGTGTCCCCAGGAAGAGTCGAACTCCCGGTCTCTTGATTCGTATTCAAGTGTTTTTCCAATTAAACTATGGAGACAATTTCAATATGTTAGCGTGAACTTTTCTATGACAATTAGAACACAAAATAACACATTTATCTACTTCTTTCATTATAGTATCAATTGAGTAGGTTGAATAAGCCATACTTCCAATATTATACTCTTTTGTTGTACCATCTAAATGGTGAAAGTCTAAGCATACCGGTTCAGATTCATCACAAAAATGACATTTCTTTCCTTTCTTAAACTCATTATACCAATCATTAATACTTTCTTTACGTTTACGATTTTTATTCAAATAATAATCTTTATTTTTCTCGTAACTTTTTTTTCGTATTTCTTTATAACATTCACCACACGGATAATGTCTAATACCTTTTTCTTTATTTTTCCATAAAAATTGTTCTATTGGTTTTTCAATTTTACAGGATGTACATACTTTTGTTTCCATAATAATAAATATACGGATTTATAAAAAAGTTCGTAGTTTTTAGATTATTTTTTTAATTAAATGGGAGACCCGAGAATTACACCATCGATATAGGTTACCCCATAACATTCTCATTCTTGGTATTACCCCCCATTTAATTTTGAGGTTGGAAACTTTCACCGTTTTACGACCACGTCAACCTGAACCTCATTTTGAGGTTGAGAACTCCTCTGTGTTGGTTACGTAATTTTCCATAACACCTGTATCTTTCCTTTCTCACGGGAACAACACGGCTTTGAGGTTGAGAACTCCTCTGTGTCGTGTAGCTAATAGATTTCTCTATAATGATTGCTTATTGCTACCTGCTTTGATTCCTTTCTCACGGGAACAACACATTTTAATTTAAGTATTCACACAAGGTGTTAGTTTTATGGGAGTTCTACTGCAGATGTGCCCAAAAGTGACTTACCTAACACGGACTCCAATCCCCGTGAATACTATTTCCATTGAGTTTTTCGGTTGTACTTCCAAGTTTTATAACTTCTGTACTTAATCGATGAATGACCTTTTTTGAAGTTTAAACCTTCATCCCAATAGGGGGGGATATTCCTCTTTTAACCAAATTACTCTGTAATCTTTTGAACAAGTTGCCTTATCCAATTTTTTTCTGTTAGTGTTTACACTCATAATCTCTGAGTCTGTTGTTTAGCAGACCTCAAAGATTATCAAATACCTTTTTCATAACAATTTTTTTTGGGTGTTAGGACGGTACTGCCCCGTCTTCTTTGGTTCCACAAACCAACGCTTCACTAAAAAGCTTCAAACACCATATATAAACCTATCAGTGTGGGTTTGAGATGTACCCTTTTCAATCAGCTTTCACACCCATCACTCCTTCACATAACGGGAGCTGTCAGTATCTGATACCACACGGAGACACTTTTGTTGTGTTTTAACTCCACTTATCGTTGTTAGGTTTTATTTTACCCCCCTTCTCCATCTTAACGGAATGGATGCCATATGGGAGTGGGGGGTTCCTGTTATTTCAGGACTCCGCTGACGGGGTGGGATTCGAACCCACGATGGAATAATTTCACCAGATTAACAGTCTGGACCGTTCGACCAACTACGGCAACCCGTCAATTTTTATTCATATATTTTACCCACTTTCTAATTGAGTTATCACTAACACCATATATTTTACCTGTACCAACATAACCAAACTCACTTATTTGTTGTTTTAAAGTTTCAACATCAGGTCGTTCGACTTTTCTTTTATAAATTCTTGGTTTAACTTCTTTAACTTTATCACTATTAAGTTGTTTAGAACCTCTACAATACGTATGTGTTTGAGAATGACAATTTGGACATAAAAATCTTAAATTATCTAATTTGTTATCATCATTAATACCATTTATATGGTCTAAATGTAATATAATTTTTTTTCCATTCCATTCATCAATTAATCCACATTCTTGACATTTATACTCAATTAAACATTCATCAATAATTCTTTTTTTCATATGGACTTTAGAATACGACGAATTTTCTTTAAAAATGTCTTCGTTTGAATATTTTTTAGACCATTTATTCCCTCTTTTGAAATCATATACTAAACCTGATAAATCAATATTATATTTTTTAACATAACGGTCTAATGTTTGAAAATTACCTGAATTTGTTGTTATATTTAAAAATCTTAAAACATCTGACTTACATTTACTTTTCTCAACAGCCTTTAAAATTTTTTCTAAACTCCATTTATCTGACCCAACATAACCATCAGTTTTTAAATTGTACTTTTTTAACCAATATCTTACAGTTGAAGGGTTAGTATTTAATATTGATGAAATTTTATTTATTGATAATTTTTCATCAACTAATTTTTTTAAATTTTCTTTATCCATAATAACGTCTTTTATAATAAATATCTAAAAGAACACAAATAGTCAAATCAAATGTAAAATTTTCTAACGATATGATTAAGTTTGTTGTGGGGACTACCGGTTACGCTCCGGTCTCTAACGGGCTTCAACCGTTCGCTTTCACTAGATTAGCTTAATCCCCAAATAATGATAATGTTGGAGTACCCATCTCGCTCCAATCTTAACTGCTTTGATAAGTTTTACGGTGCACCGGCAGAGGGGGTGATGAATTCTTTGACCCAAGGGAGGTGTCGACTCCTTAATCCTTGGAGAAAACCATTATCATTTGTGAGAGTAGTAGGAATCGAACCTACTCAGCGTTAAGCAACAGTTTTACAGACTGCCCCGGCTCTCCAACTCCGGCGTACTCCCAATTTAAACTAAAAGCCAAGGATTTTCACCTCCGAACCTCTTTTGCAAATGTGGCCTACATTGCTGAGTGATAACGCGTATCGCGACACTTTTAGTTTTTTATACTTTAAACAATCTTCTTCC